TCAATTACGGGTATTAAAACATTTGATGCTAAAAACATTAATAGGGATTTAAGGATAAATCCTTGGACGGTTTTTGTTGAATCGGATGATGGTGCAAATATATTCCCAATGCCATCAATGGGTGTTATTAAAAATCAGACACAAGACGAATGTTTCCAATATGATGATTTAAGAGTTGAGGTTACGGGTAATACGTCAATGTATAATGGTTCTGTTAGAACATTTTGGGCGGCACCAACTTATGGGTATTTTGATAGTGGTCGAGTTATGAAACCAAACCCTTCGGCTTATTTAAAACAAATATTAACAGGTAGTACTAATCAAGAAAATTTCTCAATTAAAGGGGGGTTAAATAGTTATTCGGAAATCAGTGAAATCTTTTCAGTGTTTGAAACCGATATCTTAGATATGTTTGAAACTAAATTTTTGGATTTTTGTAAATCACAATACGATGTTGATGTAAATGTCGATTATGGTATGAATTTCCAAAAATTAATGATTAGTATGATGAGTACCCCAACACAAACAGGTACAACACCAACAGAATTAGTTGAGAATATTCAGACACAACAATTTGCCAATATCAATAATTCAATTGAAAAATTCTTGGGGACTAATATGTTTGTGAAGTATGGTAACCCATCAAATTTTGATAAAAAGTTATTTTATACATTTTCAAACTATAGTTTAACTGATTCGTATACTTGGGATAAGTATGTTTCAACAACTCCAAATGCTTTACCTTCTAATGGTGGAACAATAACGTTAGCGGCGTCAAAGGCTAATTACCCGAATGAGTGGAAAACTTTGGAAACCTATGTTGGGTTTTCTGACATAAATCAGTTAATGTATTCAAATAATGGGTCGTTCATAACTGATTTCTTTTTAGATTTTAATGTTGCGTTTACTGAATCTAACATTAAAAAGTTCTCACCAATAATTAAGGTTTATGCAACACAAAAATTAAATGAATCGTTGGATAATACGGCATTACCTCCAACAACTCAAAATAAAAATTCATACGCTATATTACAGAATGGTAATAAAATTGAGATATTTTTAGGGCCTGGTCCTAAGAAAACCGCAATCTTATTTAAACCTGACAAAAGTGTTGTTGCGACATTACCATCTTCTTTAGAACCTGATGACTCAATATTGATTAATGAATTGATAATAGCTCATTACGGACCTTTAGGTATTCAAGAAAACCCAATAGTTGATAAAAAAATTAGGTCAAAAAAATTAATATCAACTCCGGTATCAAAATCAAATTTTAATGAGATTAATTTTAGAAAGTTAATGGACGATTATGTTATGTCATCTAGTAAATTTCAGGATAGGGTGTTAAATAATTTAATGTTAAGGTTACAAGTAATATTACCTAATGTTAACAATACACCCCAACCAATTATTGATTCGGTACTTAATGGTTCTCAAGGTAAACTTGATAATTGGGATAGTTTTAAATCGTTAAATGATAAATGGATTGCGGGAGCTGACTTAAAGACTAAAACATTCTTTGAGGATGTATTGTTACTCGATAGGGCTAGTAGAAATATTGGGGATAAAATATTGGTTGATATCTATAAATTAAAATATCGACTTGATACGTTATTTCACGATGGGCCTAAAGTTGATATGTTATCTTTTGTTGAATCCTTATTAGTAGAAAATAATTTTGTTGTTATGAATTTACCGGCGTATGTTAACTTTTATAACGTACAAGATGCCGTTAAAAACGCAAATCCAAGACCTGAAGGTACTACCGAATTTGCTAATACATTATTTGGTACATTTATGAATGTTGATACTCGTGATTCATCGGCCAAAATGGTTTGTACTTTTGCGGGTAAACCAAGTGAGACTGTTGCTATTAAAAATGTTGATTTTAAATTTAGGGACGACGCTTTCGATATTAGAAAATCAAGTGATAATCCATTATTGGAAAATCAAATGGGTAAAAAAGATTGGGATAAATCGAATAAAGTTGTTGGGTTCAATGTTGATATAGGACCACAAAACCAATCAATATTTTACGGATTTAACGTGTCCCAACAAAATGGTAAAGCCACTGCGGAATCATTAGAGGTGGAAAATCAAATGGCGAATCAATCGTCAGGTAAATCCGCGGCGAGTCAGAATATATCACTTTATAACTTATATAAAAATAGAAGTTACACTTGCACAATATCAATGATGGGTAACGCGTTGATACAACCGACAATGTATTTCAATTTAAGGCACGTCCCAATGTTTTATGGGCCATATATGATAACAACAGTTAACCATACGATAGCTCCTGGCACATTTGAAACAATAGTTGAAGGTATCAGACAACCAACGGCGTCATTACCTAAATTAGATGATTATATCCAATCATTGAAGGCAAATTTATTGGCATCAATAGTTGAGAAAAACAAACAGAAGTCAGATTCTGACGTTGAAAAAACAATGGCTAATTCGACAGGGGGAACAACACAGAACCAAACGGCAAATGCGGTCGCATCAACAAGTAAAGATAAAACGATAGAACCATCAAATAGTTGTTCTGATTTATTATTTGAAAAATATAAAAAATATACACCTGTTGATGAACCTGAAGAAACTTTAATTACCACAAAAAATTTAGTCACTAAAATAATGTCAAGAATGGCAAACGCAAATGTGCCTGATGATGGTAAATTGAAATTTGTGGTATTCTCATCTATTATGTTAAATAATATTGGAAGGGGGTTTTTAAATAATTTATCCGGTGTTGATTTATCAAGGGATTGGGGAATTATTAAATCTTTTGAACCTGTTTTTTATTGTATGAAAAGTGGTGGGTCAACATTATTACCTTATGCGTCGTTTAGTTCGGTTGATAAAAATATTGATATGTTAATTAATAGATTTAAAACTAGAATGTCAACCGTTAAACCAAATAGTGATGGTAAACTTGCACCGTCAATTGCTGAGTTTTGGTTTGTAAATCGTTTACCAAATTCATCAGATGTTGAACAGGCGAATTGGATGTCAATGAGTCAGACTGATAGAGATAATATTGTTAGTCAAGTTACCGATAATATTAAATTATTTAATTCGGTTAATATTTGATATAAACATTTTTTTCACAATTAAAGATATTTATATATAAACATATTATTATGAACACGAAATTAATCTTAGATAACTATTTGGGTAAAAGTACCCGTCACACTGAAAAAGATACCGGTAACGGATTTAAAGAAGTTTGTGATTTAGATACAGGTGATTGTTATACAATTAGAATGAAAGATGGTCTAATTGAAAGAGTTGACAACACAATGAATACAAATAAAAAAATACAAGTTGAAACACGTTCAGGTGTTAAACAATTATTAAATGGATAATAAAGCTATGAATGTTGATAAAAAAATTTTAGAAGAATTATCTCGATTTAATTCTATTAATAAATACATTAATGAACAAGAGTTACCCCCACCACCAACAGACCCGTTAGCGGGAGCACCTGTTGACCCATTGGCGGGAGCACCTGTTGACCCATTGGCGGGAGCCCCTGTTGACCCTGCAGCCGCAGGAGCGACACCTCCACCGGCACCTGGAGAGACGCCAGTACCTGTTGATGTGGAAACTGACCCTGATGTTGAAAAGGTTGGTGATGAATCGGGTAAGGAAGAACTTGATATTACTGATTTGGTTAAATCTCAAAAAAATGTTGAGAAAAAACAAGAAGAATATTTTGAACAATTATTTAGTCATTTAGATACTTTAGAAAATAAATTATCGGAAATGGATAATATTGTTAATCAATTAAATAGTCTTGAAGCTAAAGTTGATAAATATAGAGAAAAAACACCTCAAGAAAAATTAGAATTAAGAAGTTTAGATTCTGGACCATTTAATCAAAAATTAAGTGACTTTTTTATTGACAAACAAGAAGATATGGAAAAAACGGGAAAAAACGAATATGTCTTAACAACAGATGATATTAAAGATTTCTCACCAAACGAAATTCAAAAAACGTTTAGGGATTATGATGATGAACAAGGGTTAAGGAATTTTTAATTTATAATATATTGGAAATTAACTTGTCTTAAAAAAAGACAAGTTTTTTTTCCTAAAAATTTGACAATACAACAAGGCGGACTTATACTTTAATAAACAAATAAACTAAATTTTATGGCGACAAGTACATTAGATTCGGTGTTAGCTCAATACGAGAAAGCACAACAAGGTGGTTACCCTTCTAACAGTAACAAAATGAGTCAAGATGAGCGAATGAAAAAATATTTCGCAGCAATTTTGAATGATAATGAAAAACAAGGTTCTAAGAGAATAAGAATTCTCCCAACACCTGATGGTTCATCACCTTTTAAAGAAGTGTGGTTCCACGAAATGTTTATCGACGGGAAATGGATTAAATTATATGACCCTGGTATGAACGACAATGAACGTTCACCTTTAAATGAGGTACACGAAGAGTTAACTCTTGATGGGGATAAAGAACTTGCAAAATCTTACAAATCACGTAAGTTTTACATAGTTAAAGTTATTGACCGTGATAAAGAGGAAGACGGACCTAAATTTTGGCGTTTTAAACACAACTACAAAAATGAAGGTATCTTAGACAAAATCATTCCAATTTGGAGAAACAAAGGGGATATTACTGAATCTGAAAAAGGTAGAGACCTTATCCTTGAAATGACTAAGGCGAAAACTAACCAAGGTAAAGAATACACTGTTATTCAAACAGTTATGTATGATGACCCTGCACCATTACACGAAGATGAACAAACAAAAAAACTTTGGGTTAATAACGAATTAACTTGGAGTGATGTTTATTCTAAAAAACCTGTTGAGTATTTGGAGGCAATTGCTCGTGGTGAGACACCTAAATGGGATAATGACCAAGGTAAATACGTATATGGTAATAATACATCAGGTGAGGAATCATTCGGAGGTTCTACTTCAAAAGTGGTACAAGAACCGAAAAAAGTTCTTGTCGACCCACAAGCTAATGATGAGGTAGACGAGGATTTACCATTCTAAAACAAACTTATAGAGAGGTACTGATTGACAAAGTCAGTACCTTTTTTTATCTTATCACTAAAACATATAAAATGGCATTAAAGAAAAAAGAAATTAATTTAGATAGTATTAAAGGAAAGTTTTCTACTAAAACTAAATACAAACCTGAGAGTTTTTACAATTGTGGTGAAGCGTTTACTGATGCGTGTGGATTACCTGGCCCA